CGATGATCTCATCGCGAACCCGAACATCTACTACGACGATCAAGCCGTCAAGGGTTTCGTTCTGTATTGCGAAGGTGAGCTCACTCTGACGGATGGTACTGACTTGCATTTGCTCCCCACGTTCAAGTTGTGGGCCGAGCAGATATTTGGATGGTACTTCTTCGTTGATCGATCTGTGTGGACTCCGAACAAAGACGGAAAAGGCGGAGCTTACGTAACGAAGACGATCAAGAAGAGACTGACGAACAAGCAGTTTCTGATTGTCGCTCGTGGTGCCGCCAAGTCCATGTACGCCCAATGTATCCAAGCATTTTTCCTGAATGTCGATACATCCACGACGCACCAGATCACCACTGCTCCGACAATGAAGCAGGCCGAAGAGGTGATGGCTCCGTTCCGGACTGCCATCACAAGAGCTAAGGGTCCGCTGTTCGAATTCCTGACTCAAGGGTCGATGCAGAACACGACGGGCAACCGCTTTCTTCGACAAAAACTTGCGGCGACCAAAAAGGGGATCGAGAACTTCCTTACGGGGAGTCTGCTCGAGATCCGACCGATGTCGATCGCAAAGCTCCAAGGTCTTCGGCCGAAAATTTCCACCATCGACGAGTGGCTTTCCGGCGATATTCGTGAAGACGTTGTGGGCGCTATTGAGCAGGGCGCTTCGAAGCTTGATGACTGGTTGATCATCGCCATCAGCTCTGAGGGTACTGTTCGTAACGGTTCTGGCGACACAATCAAGATGGAGCTTGCTGAGATTCTGAAGGGCGAGTATCTCGCCCCCCACGTGTCGATCTGGCATTACAAGCTGGACGAACTCGAAGAGGTCGCAGACCCCGAGATGTGGGTCAAGGCACAGCCGAACATTGGTAGAACCGTAACGTTCGAAACCTACCAGCTCGATGTCGAACGGGCTGAAAAGGCGCCGGCTGCACGAAACGATATTCTGGCGAAGCGGTTTGGTATCCCCATGGAGGGATACACTTACTTCTTCACCTACGAAGAGACAATCGCTCACAAGGAAGTACGATTCTGGGAATTGTCTTGCGCCATGGGCGCTGACCTTTCTCAGGGTGACGACTTCTGCGCGTTCACGTTCTTATTCCCGCTCTCTCGGGGCAGGTTTGGGATCAAGACGCGAAGCTATATCACTTCTCTGACACTCATGAAACTCCCTGGTGCTTTGCGTCACAAGTACGAGGAATTCATTCGAGAAAACAGCCTTCACATCATGGAAGGCACTGTGCTTGACATGATGGAAGTGTACGATGATCTCGATAGACATATTCAGGAGATGCGCTACGACGTTCGAGCCTTCGGATTCGACCCGTACAACTCGAAAGAGTTCGTCGAACGTTGGTCGGCAGAGAATGGCCCGTTTGGGGTCGAGAAAGTTCCTCAGGGAGCCAGGACGGAATCGGTTCCTCTCGGGGAATTGAAGAAGCTGGCCGAAGAAAGACTGCTCATATTCGACGAAGGTCTGATGACCTTCACGATGGGCAACGCGATCACTCTTGAGGACACAAACGGCAACCGCAAACTGCTGAAGAAGCGGACCGAAGAGAAGATCGACAACGTGGCGGCCATGATGGACGCTTACGTAGCCTGGAAAGCAAACAGAGAGGCGTTCGAGTGACGAGAGGAGGTAGTGGGTGAGCATCAAAGAACGTTTGAAGACCGCGATTGTGCATGGCTGGAACGCTTTCGTGAATCTGGATCAGCGCGATCCTTTTCACTCGGTCGGAACGTCGTACGGAACTCGTCCCGACCGAACGCGGTTCAGGACAGGTAACGATCGTACGATCGTCCAGTCCATTTACAACCGCATTGCGATTGATGTGGCCGACCTCGACATCAAACACGTTCGCCTCGATGACCAGGGACGATATTCGGAGGACATCAGCAGTGGGCTGAACAACTGCCTCACTGTTGAAGCGAACATCGACCAGGCGGCGCGGCATTTCAAGCAAGACTTGTACCAGACGCTTTTTGACGAAGGCGTAATCGCGGTTGTTCCGGTCGACACGACTTTGAATCCGAACATGTCGGGTGGATACGACATCCAAACGATGCGTGTCGGCAGGATCGTCAAGTGGGAACCGGAGTTTGTCGGTGTTCATCTCTACAATGACAAAATCGCTCGACGCGAAGACGTCACTGTAGGAAAGAGCTTCACGGCGATCATCGAGAACCCTCTCTACGCCGTGATGAACGAACCGAGCTCCACTCTCCAACGCCTGATTCGTAAGTTGAGTCTTCTGGATACCGTCGACGAGCAGTCCAGTTCTGGCAAGCTGGACATGATCATTCAGCTCCCGTACGTGATCAAGTCGGAAAGTCGTCGAGCTCAGGCTGAGCAGCGACGGAAAGATATCGAGTTCCAGTTGAAGGGTAGTCAGTACGGTATCGCTTACACTGATGGTACCGAGAAGATTACCCAGCTGAATCGACCGTCTGAAAACAATCTTCTGAAGCAGGTTGAGTACTTGACCGAGCTTCTGTACAGCCAATTGGGGATCACGAAAGAAGTGATGGACGGCACTGCCGATTATCAAGTCATGCAGAACTACTACAACAGAACGATCAAGCCGATCGCGCAATCTGTTGTCGAAGCTATGCGGCGGACCTTCCTCACGAAGACTGCTCGTAGCCAAGGCCAGAGCATCCAGTTCTTCCGCCAGCCTTTCGCGAATATCCCGGTGGATCAACTGGCTGAGTTGGCCGATAAGCTGACTCGAAACGAGATCGTTTCCTCGAACGAGTTCCGTCAGATCATCGGTCTGCCCCCTGCGAAGGATAAGAAAGCCGACCAGCTCCGCAACAGCAACATGCCCGAAAAGGATCTGGGAATCAAGCCTGATCCGATTCGAGTTCCTTCCACTCGGGTGCCACCACCGCTACTCGAGCCGTGAGCGTGAACTCGCTCTGTACATGAAAGGAGACGACTGTGGACGACCACGATTTCGGTGGTTACGCGACCAAGGTCGGTCTCAAGTGCACGGACGGGCGAACGATCACGTCCGAAGCGTTCGCACACATGGACGGGAAGAAGATTCCTCTCGTCTGGCAGCACGTCCACGACAGCCCCGACAACATCCTCGGTCACGCGGTGTTGGAGCACCGTGAGAACGACGGAACCTACGCCTACTGCTACTTCAACGCCACCCCCGCGGCGAAGAACTCCAAAGAGCTGGTCGAACACGGCGACATCGAGTGCCTCTCGATCTACGCCAATCAGCTCAAGGAGAACAACAAGAAGCAGGTTCTCCACGGCGAGATGTGCGAGGTCAGTCTCGTACTGAAGGGCGCCAACAAGGGCGCCAAGATCGACTTCGTTCGGATCGCCCACAGCGACGACCGGAACGAAGACGAGATCCTCCCGGACGAGGCCATCATCCACACCGGCCTGACGCTCGAGCACGCCAACGGCAAGACCTTCAAGGACGTCTACGAGACCCTGAACGCGGACCAGAAGGAACTGGTCCTCACGATGGTCACGAAGGCGCTCGAGGACAAGACCGCAGCGCACTCGGCAACCGGCGAGGAAGACAAGAGCGTCGTCGAGGACGAGAAGTCCGACGAGGACAACACCAAGGAGACCGAGGACGACTCGGACCTCGAGCACAAGGAGAAGGACAAGATGACGCGCAACGTCTTCGAGCAGGACAAGGACGGCAAAGGTTCCGGCGACGGCGTGCGTACCGGCGGGACCCTGACCCACTCCCAGATCGCGACCATCTTCGAGGACGCGCAGAAGATGGGCTCCTTCAAGGAGGCCTACCTCGCGCACGTCGACGAGTACGGCATCACCAACATCGAGATGCTGTTCCCGGAGGCGCGGGCGCTCGACACCCGTCCCGAGTGGATCACCCGCCGGATGGAGTGGGTGGAAGGCGTTCTCTCGCGCGCCCGCAAGCTCCCCTTCTCCCGCATCAAGTCGCTGACCGCGGACCTGACGCATGACGAGGCCCGTGCCAAGGGCTACGTCAAGGGCAGCCTGAAGAAGGAGCAGTTCTTCGCGATCGCTCGGCGGGACACGACCCCGAAGACGATCTACAAGAAGCAG